TGTATTAGTATAATCTGTGACCACATTACCAAACATACAAAAACAAATAATAAAAGTATTATAATACTATAATTCATACCAATTAGTTGTAATTATGCAACAGTATGAGCTTAATATGAGAATAATTATACATAATGTATATTATACGAATAAGGATTATGGGGGTTTTGATGATTGGCACACCATCACGCACACAGCAGGGGGTGTTGTCATTGTCATGACTCATCCAAACAGATATTCAAAAAGAGGGGGGTTTTATTTACAATCCCTGATAAATCAATTATAGCTTATGGGCATAATATGAGTACAGAACTGACACTTAAATTTCAGGCGGCACCTGCGGTGCTATTCCTGCAAACCCAACTACCTGCGAGAATGGTGGTGGACTTAAACAGATACATGAATGCACGCCATAATAAGGGTGCAGAATCATTCGCAGATAAGCTCGTAGGGCAGATAAGCCATGGCGAGCAGCTCAAGATGGATCAAGAAGATCCCTTGGTACAACCTTTTGTACAGACTGTTGCAAATTTATCACAGTCATACCTAGGGCAGTTTAGTCGGATGATAGGGGTAGAACCCTTAAAGCGTATACCGAATGTACACAGCCTATGGTCAGTACACTCCTATGAACGAGATTATAACCCTGTACACGATCATGGGGTTGACACGATTATGGGGTTATCTTTTACCACATGGACAAAGATACCCAAACAAATAGCCGATGGTGAGGAGTATAAGGCATCAGCTTTATATAACTCTAGCGGAGTAGCGGATGGATATTTGCAATTCCACTTCGGACAGACAGGAATAAGGGGTTTGGAAGAGCTGAGACCACCCTTTTCTAAGACGGTAAAGCCAGAGGTTGGAAAACTATATATGTTTCCATCTTGGTGTCAGCACTGCGTTTATCCCTTTGAGGGTGACGGAGAGAGGCGTACAGTAGCAGGAAACCTCAACATGGTACCCCATGACTATTTAGGTCAAGATTAGTCTGTTTGGTACCTTAAAATCAATTTAAACACTAAAGGAGAAGCACTATGCCAATGGGTAAAGGAACTTATGGGTCTAAAGTAGGTAGACCACCTAAAAAGAAAACTAAGAAAAAAAGTAAAAAAAAGACCAGTAAGAAGAAAAAAGGTCTATTAATTGTAATGGAGTAATTATGGCGAAAAAAGGACTATATTATAATATAAATCAAAGAAAAAAGAAGGGCATCAGCCGTTCTAAGAAGAAATCTACCATATCGCCTAGTGCTTTTGCGAATATGAAGGCTGGATTTCCTAAAAAGAAGAAGAAAAAGAAGAATACGTAATGCCTGCAAGTAAATACAGCAAAAAACAGAAGAAATTAGCTGCGATTGCAGAGCCAAAGGACAAAATTACAGCCGCAGATTTCAAAAAGTTGAAAAATACTAAGAAATTGCAGTCCAATAAACGTAAATTTATGGTCTAATGGCTGTAAATTACCGAGGTGAACGCTTTTCTGGCTACAACAAGCCTAAAAGAACACCCAACAAGAATAAAAAGTTTGCTGTCCTTGCAAAACAAGGCAAAGAAGTCAAACTGATACGCTACGGTGATCCCAAGTTATCCATAAAGAAAGCTCAACCCAAGAGACGTAAGTCATTTAGGGCTAGGCATAAGTGTGATACAGCACCGCCAAGTAAATTAACCGCAAGATATTGGTCTTGCAAGAACTGGTAATATGAATCAAAAAGAACTCATAAAAATTGTTAAACGATTACAGAAGCAATCCAGATTAAGACAGCCTCGTAGAAAAAACGTATACTACGATCAAAAAGGTAAACTCGGTAGAGGCGTTGAAAAAAAATATTCAACTGCATCAATCGGTGATATAATGAAAAAAATATACGGTAAAAGGAGTACAACATGAAACAACTAAACAAATTAGTAGAATGGTTACAAAGTTATCAAATGTGGTCTAAAAAAGACTACATTATAGCTGGTGTAGGCGTTATTATTATCTTATCAGTATTGGTATCGTTATTTTAAATGCCAGCAGGGGGAAAAAGACCAGGAGCAGGTAGACCTAGAGGTGTCACCGCAGGAACAAAGCACGAAAGACTAGAAAAGATGTTGGGTAAAGGCACCAAAACACCTTTACAGTATATGTTGAACATATTGAACGACAAAAAAACATCTCCAGAAAAAAAGATGTGGGCTGCTGAGAAAGCTGCACCATTTGTACACCCACGGTTATCTTCTGTAGATCAAAAACTACAAGGTGACAAAGACGAGCCTGTAGAAATAGAAGTTAAATGGAAAGAATAGTTTGAAGATTGAAATACCTTACAAACCACGACCTTTACAAAAAGAATTACACAATAAACTAAAACGCTTTAATGTTATTTGCTGTCATCGTAGGTTTGGCAAGACTGTTTTTGCAATTAATCACTTAATCAAAACAGCACTTGATAAACCCAATCAACGGTTAGCATACATTGCACCGACATACCGACAAGGTAAGAACGTGGCGTTTGACTACCTTAAAGAATACACACAACCTCTTATGAAACTAGGAGGCAGTCGGCACGAAACAGAACTTAAAGTTGATCTGTGGAACGGTTCACGATTACAAATATTTGGTGCTGACAATCCAGATGCACTGAGGGGATTAGGATTTGATGGCGTGGTGTTAGATGAGTTTGCACTCATGTCACCTCGTACATGGACAGAGGTAGTAAGACCTGCTGTATCAGACAAACTAGGCTATGTGATCTTTATAGGAACACCTATGGGTCACAATCAGTTCTGGGATGTATACGACCTTGCAAGACGCAGAGGTGGTAATTGGAAAGCAGTATTATATAGAGCATCAGAAACAGGAGTGATTGATGCTGATGAATTGGAAGAGGCACGGTATACGATGCCTGAAGACCAATATGAACAAGAGTTTGAATGTAGTTTCCAAGCTGCTGTATCAGGTGCTTATTACGGTAAGCAGATACAGAAAGCTGAGAAAGAAAATCGAATAGCAGATGTCGAATACGATCAAAACATAGACGTAGAAACATGGTGGGATTTAGGGATCGGAGATTCAACTGCCATTTGGTTTGCTCAACGAGCTGGAAACGAAGTACATTTAATTGACTATTATGAAACGTCTGGTGAATCTTTAGCACATTACGCAAATGTGTTAGAAGAGAAAGCATACAATTATGGTAGACACATCGCACCGCATGATATTGTGGCTCGTGAACTAGGAACTGGTAAATCCAGATTAGAAGTTGCACAAGAATTAGGCATTAGTTTTGACGTATGTCCTAAACTAGAAATACAACATGGTATTGAGTCGGTGCGAAATACGTTAGATCAATGTTGGTTTGACAAAAATAAATGTAAAGTGGGTATTGAATGTTTGCGACAATACCGTAAAGATTATGATGATAAAATGCAGACATTTAAAAATAAACCATTACATGATTGGTCATCACACGGAGCTGACGCATTTCGATACGGATGTGCAATAGATCCAGGTACAGCTAGTCAATGGACAACAGAAATAAATATTGATACAAGGTATATAGTATAATGGCAAAAGGAAAACCTTTAACAGAAACAGAAGTTGCAGCGATACTGCAATCAGAAATACATTCGTCTTTAGGATATATCGGCTCTGATATTACAAATCAAAGACAAAAATCATTAGAGTATTACTTTGGTGAACCGTTTGGAAACGAACAAGAAGGCAGATCACAAGTTGTATCTACAGATGTTAGTGATGTTATCGAGTCTATCTTACCAACATTACTCAGAACATTTGCAGCTAGTGACGATGTAGTGCGTTGCGATCCAGTCTCAGCAGAAGATGAAGAGGTTGCAAAACAAGCTACTGATTATTTAAACTACGTATTTAACAAAGATAACGATGGTTTTGTTGCACTATACACGTTGTTTAAAGATGCACTAATACAAAAAAATGGTATTGCAAAAGTATACTGGGATACATCTGAAAAAAGAGAACAAGAAACTTACGAAAAGTTAAGTGACGATGAGTACACTATGTTGCTTGACGAAGAAGACATAGAAGTCAAAGAACACTCAGAGTACGCTGACCAAAAAGCTATTGATGCAAAACAAACCATGATGGAACAGACGAATGATCCCATGATGATGCAACAATTAGAAGATGCACCAACACCAATGTTGCATGATGTCGTTCTTATAAGAAAAGAAACATACGGTAAAGTAAAAATAGAAACGATACCACCAGAAGAATTCTTAATAGAACGCAGAGCTAAAAATTTACAAGAAGCAAACTTTCTTGCACACCGTACTACACAAACAAGAAGTGATTTAATTGAAGCTGGGTTTGATGCAGACACTGTAAACGCATTGCCAACAGACACTGCCGACAAATACAACGAAGAAAAAGTTTCTCGTTACCGTAATTTAGATTATGACTTTTCTAGTAACTCAGGTGAAGCATCAACAGATGAAATTACTGTGTATGAGTGTTATGCTAAAATAGATGCAGAAGGTGATGGCATTGCAAAATTAAGAAAGATAACACTAGCAGGTACAGGTGCATATCAAGTATTAGATGATGAGTTATGCGATAGCATACCATTTGTTTCTATTACACCGATCATGGTTCCTCACAGGTTCTTCGGTAGATCAGTTTCAGAAATGACTGAGGATTTACAATTAATTAAATCTACAGTGATGAGACAGTTGTTAGATAATATGTATCTAACAAACAACAACAGAGTTGCAGTGATGGATGGTCAAGTTAATCTTGATGACTTGCTGACTAACAGACCAGGTGGCGTTGTAAGAACAAAAGGTTCGCCAGGTCAAGTTATGATGCCGATGCAAACACAAACTATTAACCAACAAGCATTTCCTTTACTTGAATATTTAGACACTGTTAGAGAACAACGTACAGGTATCACACGTTACTCACAAGGGATGGATGCTGACTCACTGAACAAAACAGCAACTGGTGTTAATGTTATTTTAACACAAGCACAAATGAGAGTTGAGTTGATTGCACGTATCTTTGCAGAAACTGGTGTGAAAGATATGTTCCACAAAATATTTGAATTGGTTGTTAAACACCAAGACAAAGAACGTATTATAAAAATTAGAAATACATTTGTTCCTTTTAGACCTATGGAATGGAGAAACAGATGCAATGTGTCAATTAATGTAGGGTTAGGTACAGGATCAAGAGATCAACAACTATCTATACT